AGCCTAGCCGTGTTCTTAAATTCGGAGACAAAGAAATGATTGAAGCATTGATCGCACCAGTGACAGGATTGCTGGACAAGTTTATTGAGGACAAAGACCAGAAGAACAAACTGGCTCACGAACTCGCCACAATGGCCGACAGGCACGCGCAAGAGCTGGCTAAGGGGCAACTGGAGATCAACAAGGCTGAGGCGTCTCACAGGTCAATCTTCGTGGCTGGCTGGCGCCCCTTCGTCGGGTGGACGTGTGGCGTCGCATTATGCTGGCATTTTGTGCTTGCGCCCTTTGTTATTTTCGCCAGCGCCTATGCCGGTGTGACTTTGCCCGATCTGCCTCAGTTTGATATGTCGAGCCTGCTGACCGTGTTAATGGGCATGTTGGGGCTTGGCGGCATGCGTAGCTTCGAGAAGATGAAGGGGCTAACGAAATAAGGGGGCTTTCGCCCCCTCACCTCACTTATATAAATATTGATAGTCAAACCTGTCAGCGGTTTGCATATCCTCAAAGACTACGTTGTAGCTTTCATCGTCAATGCGCTCGACCCGCCTGACCAAGGCTGTCACCAGCCTGCCCTTCGGGCCAGTCACGCTGACTAGGTCGTCTGGCTTTAGGTGTTCTGTCTGCATGTTTACCTCCTATAATAGTTTAAACGCTCTGGCTCTGCCGGCCACCTTCTCAGCCGCGCCACGCTCGACTAAGCCGGTCATCAGCCGGTGTACTTGGCTGAAGCTCTTGCCGGTCTTCTGCGACAGTTCATTGATGGTCGGCGTGTAGCCATACCGGCGGGTCATGCGGTCAATCAGAATCCGCAGTTCCGCCTGCTTTTTTGTCAGTGGCACGTCAATCATCTTTTGCCTCCTTTATCGTTAACGTGCCTTGGCGTGCAATCCGTGCAGGCTTGGCCGGTGTCGTCTTTGCCGGTTGCGCCTTGAAGTTACGCATTGGCCACTTAACGTAATAAGCGCGGTTGCCGACAATGCCGGTGGCTTGTTCGTGACTTCCCAGACGCTCTTTTAGCATAGCCTCAGCCTCATCAATGTCGGCCTCGGCGGCTCTCTTGGCGTCTTTGGCGTTGACCAATTGCGCCAGCCATTCTTCATCTTCACCAGCCAGAACCATTGTGCCAGCGCCGTCATCGACACGCGGGTAGGCGGTATTGCCGTCAGCGCTGGACTGGATCGGATACCAGTCAACGTCAAACTTGCGTCGCTCAAACTCCTCGATTTCGTCGGTGATGCGCGACTGTGTGGCAGCGTTGGCCTGATATAGGAAAATGCGTAGCTCCACACCGCCGTATAACACGCACACAGCGCCCCAAGTTAGTTTGGTGGCCATCAATTGCCCTTGGAGTTGCAGCGGCCCCCTGTGAGGCGCTGGGCGGTCTTCTGGCTTACTGCTGGTCAGCTTACTCTCTAGCACGCCCACGCCGTCAACCCAGACAGGGCCGTCAACGCAGTAGATGCCCTTGGCTGGGTCGGTGGTGACTTCATGCCCCAGCCCGCCGTCAGCGGTGCCGTCAAGCGACACGGCAAACGGTAGTGTGTCGTGAAAGACGGCGTCGTGTTCAAGCTTCAGGTCAGTCAGGTTGAGCCGTTCAGCTGCGGTGGTTAGGATGACGCCCTCTAAGGCGTCACCCCAGTCACAGGCTTCGTTGCCGTTGAATGGATTTGGGTCGGGTTTGCCCTCGATGTCTGCCAGCACCGAGGCCAGCAGGTCGTTGGGCGTGTCGTAGGGCGACGCGTTAAATAACGCGGGCAGTCTTGATGCCGTGATAATGTCGTTTGGTGTTTTCTTGCCGACCATTAGTTAGTCTCCCATTTGTTAGATTTAATTCTGTTTTGTTTTGCTGTAAGAACTTGCAAGTTCCACGGCACATGAAGGCCACAAATGTTTTCACCTTGAAGGGGTACGATGTGGTCAACGTGATGAGCAACGCCGGTTATTTCGCTAATGATTGCGGCTTTTTTGTAAACTTTTCTGATGGCTAAAGCATCAACGCAATCAAGCGTTGCGTGTTTAATCTTTCTGCGCCTTGCATTTACTCTTGCGCGAACACTTGCTCTAAACTCAGGGTCATTTTCAAACCTTTCACGGTATCTTTTTTTTATGTTAGCAACAATGTGCGGCCTTTTTGCAACCTCTTTAACGCGCTGTCTTTCTTTTTCACGTTGTTCCGGCGTCATGTTGTCGTACCGTTCACGGTATTTCTTGCTATGATATTCGGGGTCTTTTTCTAAAGTTTTTTTATAAGCTTTTTGTTTACGCAATTTCAAAGCCTTCTTCTTGGCAGAAAGATGCGCTTCGTTTTCGGCTATCACAGCTAATCTTCTATCTGATATCTTTGCCATCATCCCGCACCCCCAAAGCGAGCCATCAGCGCCCACACGTTATATTCAGTAGTCACCGCGTTTGTGCAAAACGCCAGACCAAATGCCATCACAAACAGCATACAAATTGTGTCTTTAATCATTGGCTTTCCCCTTTTTGTTTACGCGCTTAAAAAACATCTTGAAATGCAAAACTTTTTGGCCATACCACACCCGCATATAATGGCTTCTTGAAAAGCCATAGATGCTGAATTTGGCGCGGCGATTGTACTTTTTCCAAGCCAATAGCTTTACGCCTAGCAAAACAAACTCACCCTCGCCAAGCTCTGTCCAAGGCCGAGGCCAGTCATTTGGTATATCTAGTTTTTTTCTTCCCATTACCCTCTCCCATATTTAGACGGTGTCTTTAAACGCGCGTCAGGCGTCTTAGGCGCCAACGCCGTCCAGCCGTTAATGTGTAGGCGGTACGCGCTACACACGATCTCACCGCCGACCCAAGATTCGCCACGCGAGATGTGCGTGATGAGGCTCTTGTGGCCGGTGCGTTTACAAGCCAACGCGATTGCGTCGTACCTGTCGAAAATTGGACCAGTTACAACTGGACGCGTGAACGGATTGCTCACGACGTACCAGAGTTTGACGCGATCTGATCTGATCTGTTTCATGCTGATCTCCCTTTCTGGGCGGGGCTGTTAAGCCACCGCCAATTTTTTAATCAGTGAAGAACGGTTGTTATAGCTTTTGGCAATATTGGAAACATACTTGCCGTCACGATACTCATCAGCCAACCAATTATTGCCAATCTGATGTACGCGGATATGTTCCGCACCGACAACAACCCAGACTGCGCCTTTGAACTGTGTGCGTTCTGCAATTTTCTTTAACTTGACCATTTGGTAATCTCCCTTGATTTCCCTGTTTTGTCCCTCTTACCCTTAGAATATAATCATGATATCAACATATATCAATAGCAATATTGCATTATTATTAGATTAATTGCAGAAAAATAGCACTATGCCTTTAATCGCCCAAATTTGCCCGCTGACGGCATGTATGTGTTTTGGGGCATAAGCGTACCAAAAAGAAGCCAGAAGCGTTTTTTGCTTCCAGTAACGATCACAGAAGGGTCATAAAATGAGTGAAGTTAAACCAGTTTTGTTGAGGCTCAGAGCCTCGACCATCGAAATGCTAAAAGCCGAGCTGGAGTTATCGGCTCATAGGTCACAGTCGTCGCTTGCCGACGAGTTACTGGTCAAGCAATTAGAGAGCAGTATCCGCCAGCGCCACATCCAGACGACTATGGATCATCAGGCGGGGCGGGTGTGATGCGTGCCGGAGGTGGACGCGCCAAGGGCGCAGCGTTTGAGCGTGAGACCTGCAAGCTCATTGAGCTTGCGACAGGCAGAAAATTACGCAGGCGGTTATCACAATATCAGGAAAAAAACCTGAGCGATCTGGAGCCAGCGGATAACAAGCCGTTTCCGTTTTTGATTGAGTGCAAGCGATATGCAAAAGTTTCGCCTAGCAATGATTGGTGGGATCAAATAGTGACAGCAGCAAAGTCTGCGGCCAATACTAATGACGCCCTGCCGTGCTTGATATATAAGCTGGATCGTCAGCAGACGCAGGTGCGGATACCCATTCAGGCGCTTGTGGTGCTAGGTAACTCTAGCGTGGCGCAGGATATAGCTGAGACATACGACTGGCGTTACACGGCGACGCTGGACTGGGAGACGTTTGAGATGGTGCTGCGCGAGCATCTGGCGGTGATGTGATGCCCCGGCCAATGTATGAAACACAAGCCGACCGCAACAACGAGCAGCGCGTAGCTGACTTGCTGGCGGAAAAGGGTTATAGCCTCGATAAGCTGCCAATGAGTTTTGGCCTAGACGTGGCTATAACCGACGATTTTGAAGAAAAGATTGTGGCGTTTGCCGAAATAAAGGCACGCACATTTGAGATGAATAAGTACCCGACGGCGATGATTAACCTGCACAAGGTTATCAGGGCGCACGACATTTCCGCTTGCACCGGATTGCCGTCGTACTTTATCGTTCTTTACCGCGATGCACTGGCGCGGATAAACTTCGCCAGCGAGTTCGAGGTCAAGATGGGTGGAAGGTCAGACAGAGGCGATCCGGCGGATCGTGACGTTTGCGCCTATTACCCAATTAGTGGGTTCACGGTTGTGAGCCAATTTTGAAAAAGCTGAAAACGAAAAAGGAAAAGTTAAATGGCTTTAGGTTTTGTAAATGAGAATAGCGGTGACGGTTCAGCAATCGTGCCGATTTTGAAGTATGACACTCGCGGTGGCTACATCATTAAGGTGGATCGTCACCAAGATGAGGGCGGCACTTGGGTGAAGGATGAATCCGAGCTGGAGTATCCGGTCAAGGTTGCGATGGACTTGGAAAACATCAAGGTCGGCTGGCTCGGCTTTGTTGGTGGCGCACCAGACTTTCATCTGGTCAACATTGGTGAGCCAATGCCAGCACGCCCAAGCCCTGACCACAATCAGGGGTTTCAGGTCAAGCTCTGTAACAAGGAGCTGGGGCTGCGTGAGCTATCCAGCGGTGCAAAGACTATGACTGTGCCATTCAACGATTTGCACAACGCGTATGAGGCTCAAAAGGCCGACAATGCGGGTAAGGTGCCGGTCATTGAGTTTACCGGCTCAGAGCGTTACAAGGTCAATACGCCTAACGGTGAGCTGACTTTCAAGAAGCCGGTGATGGTCATCAGCGGCTGGGTTGACCGTCCGGCAACCCTAGATGGCGCGGCAGCGCCTCAAGAACCTGCGCCGACAGTGTCAGCGCCTGCTATGGCAGCCGTTGCCACCTCGGCGGCTCCGCCAGCGGGCAGCGACCTGTTCTAGCGCAGTAGGTAGCGGCGGTCAGGGTTTCCCTCCCTTTCCCTGATCGCCGCTACCGCTTTAGCAAAGGGACAAAGGGTGAGGAAAGGGTTTTAGGTATGCAATTCGATTTGTTCAATCGGTGGGTCAAGCGCACCGGATATAAAATGGCAGACCGCGAAGCTGGGTATCGCGGGAAAAAATTCGATGAGGTTTGTTTCCAGCGCCAATTGCGCGACAGCTTGGATGATGGCAGGCCGCGTGCCGCATTAGACGGAGCAGTTATGCGAGAAATTCCATTTAAGACGGCTCAAGAGTTTATCCTTAAATATGAGTGGCTCGGCACAATGGGTACGACTAAGTTTTCGCTTGGCATGTTTTGCGGCGAAGATTTGCTTGGTGTTATGTGCTTTGGCTTGACCGCTGGCACTGGTGCTTTGTCTGAGTTGTTTGGTGAGGAAAACAAGCACTATGGCATAGTCTTGGTGCGCGGTGCTTGCGCGAGCCACGCTCACCGACACTCAGGGAGCTGGATGGTCGGGCGGGCTAAACAGGAACTTGCTAAACGCGGATATCTGTTCGCCATAGCTTATTCAGACCCAGAGGCGGGTGAAATAGGTACGCTTTATCAAGCAACCAATTGGCACTTTTATGGATTCACGTCTCCGGTAAATTACTTGGTAAGACCTGATGGCAAGCGTGTTGATCCGAAGATCATCCATAAATATGCAAAAAAACGTGGAATATCCAGCCAGCAACAGAGGCAGGATTTTATTGATGAGGGTTACGGATTTCAAAAGGGTAGCCGTAAGCTGAAGTATTTTTTGACCTTTGGTGATAAGCGTTTGGTCAAAAATCTTAAAAAATGCCAAAAGGTAAAGTCTTATCCATATTTGAAGCGGGATATAAGAATGGATAGCCTTTATGAATATTGGAAAAGTGGAGAGGTGGCATGACAAATATATCGGCTCACATCGAGCAAATAGCGCGGCACTATTGGGGTGAACCCAATATGAAGCTGTCGCAAAAAGGTCGGACGCTGCGGTTTGGCAATCGTGGATCGCGCGAGGTGCATTTGGGTAAAGGCACTTGGTTTGACTTTGAGACAAACGAGGGCGGTGGCTGCGTGGACTTGGTTCGCATGAACGAGGGTGCCACAATCGCCAGCAACATCCCTGAGATACTGGAG